CGCATCAATTTTAATTTAAAGATCTGGTTCTCCAGCTAACTGGATTTCAATAAACCTAGCCTTTAAGGCAGGGATTAACATACGTTCTCGGTCATTGTCATATGTCAATTCAATATCCATGTTTACGCAAACAATGGCAATGATTACTGTTCCTCCGGGGATATTTCTTCGATGATAGCGCGTTTCTCCGGGGACGGGTCTTGGGAATTCTGAGTAGTTGCAAAGATTGAGGAGAAGCGACGCTTTCGGGGGGAGATCATCCCAGACGACGATCTCTTCATTGGTGTAGTTGTCGAATGGATATTTAGCGTCGGCGATTTGATAGCATTTGAAGCGGTAAATGCTTCGTTCGAGCCATCTGGTTTTCCCTGAGTTTGGGGGACCCCAAATCCAAAGGTGGCGCTTCTTGTCGCATCCTCTTGGTCTTGCAAGCTCTTTGCCGTCTGGAAGGGGAAGAGGGAATTGAGGAGGCGGTTGATTTGCTGTAGCATGGTAGTTAAGCCATGTGATGCGGTCTCCATACTCTTTCCGAAAGTTCTTTGATGTTGGGTAGAGCTCCGTTGTTCCAACAAGATCCGTAGGTGGTACTCCGCCATTCTTGCACAGATATTCCCATACGCGTACAATAGATCCCTTTCCTCGCTCATTTCGCACGTTGGGATGGTATCGAGCCAATTCAGGGCCGTCGTCACTTGGTCCAAGAGCGTCGAAATATCGGCAATTCGAAATATCAAGCTTCCTGGTGAATCGGAGGTAGACATGGAGATGGCTTGTCGCGTCAGCGTGCTTCTCTTGTTTTGCGAATGCACACTTGACCATGTTCCAGTCAAACGTCGTAGCTTCTCGATATTGTCCAGGCAGCAGTGGACAGTGGGGATAAGTGAGGAAGGCACTTCTGGCGCAGAAACGGAATTTCTTTTCCTCTCCTCGATCTCCAGCATCAGGGCTGTCTCCCCTAAGATCTTCTTCAGGGATCTCTTCGAAGTCGGAATCTTCATCTTGGCGAGCTCTCTTTCCAGGACGCATTCGCAGAAGGGTTCTGCTGTGTCGTAGCAATCGTGGCACTCACTATTTGTGCACTGAACTAATCTAGTACACAATGAACAATATGGATGCCTAGGCATCTTGTATGATTTTTACTGTTCCGCCCCCCCCTATTTACGATGGCGGGCCTATTTTGCCGACCTATGGCTCGTCGTCCTAAGTGGCATACTTACCTTATATGGCATACATGCCGAAGCCAGGCGGCCGCCGCCGCCGCCAATTAGCGCCGCGAGCGCCGCGAGCGCCAGTTAGGCCCGCCGCGCGTGCCGACGCGCGCCGCCGATGCTCAAGCGCGGATAGAAACCAAGGGTTAGGGTAGCGAGCGGCAGCGAGCGGGCGGGTTAGGGTTTCCCCCTCCCTCTTTCACTGGGATAATATGTCCTACTGCGTCAGCCCTAGCTGTAACGCTGTGCCCAAGCATACGAACAGTATTTGCCCGGGAGGGGGGTCTGGGGGGGGGGGTGAAACCCCCCCCGCCCAGGCCGGGGCGGCGGCCGCCCGGCGCCTGCCGCCAAATGCGCGGAGCTCACGAAGGGAGTGCGCAGCGCGGCCGGGGCGGCGGCCGCCCGGCGCTCGCCGCCGCCTTGGCCGGGGCGGCGGCCCGCCCGAAATTTTTTACCTTATTTGGCATACATAAATTTAAATTTCGCGCCAAAAACCCCCGCCACACCGTCTACTAATATTATACGGTGTGGCGTTATGGCGGGTCCCACCATGTTGGTTTTCATGGTGGGTGCCATTTTGGCCATATTTTTATGGCCGACTGGGGAGCTTTACCAGGGGTTATAGCGAGTGGTGACGGCTTTGTAGGCTCTGCTATTCGTAATTCTGAGCCTATTCTAGATCTAGCAGAAGAGTTTTTTCCTTCTGCTGCACCCTTGCTAAGACGAGCGAGGGATTATTGGAGCGGAAATCAACTTCCCAGGGAGATTTATCCGGGGCAGTTGGACACAGTAGCGGATCAGTATCACAATTACTATCGGAATCTCAAAGGGTTATCGAACCGCGAGAGTATTCCGAGGTATTATCAAAGCGTCAACTCGCAGTACTCGAGAGCTTCTTCGGCCCAGAATATTCAGCCGACAAGGTCGAGGGCAAGGAGACCGTGGAGAAGACGAAGAAATGCGTATCCGACGTGGACGAAAAAGAAGACCGCGTTTCGCTGGAAAGCGATATCGAAAGTTCGGAAAGCGAGGCGCTATCCGACGAAGAGGAGGTATGCGACGGCGAGGACGACGCGTCGTTAGACGACGTGCCAATGGGCGTCGACGGCTCGGCGTCGGTGTCGCGAGGCCCAGCTACGTGTCGAAAAAGGAGTTCGAAGTTGACGAAGTCCGACGAGTAGTTGTTGGTGGACAGGATGTTGACTATCCTACTCGTGACGCTGTTTCGTTTCATGTGCGAAACATGGGGCCCCGTTTTGGTAACATGATGAGCGCTTTTAGCCGATTGATCACTACGTCTGCCTCGACTATTCAGGCTGCTGGTATTGTGTCGTCGTACTCCGAGATCGGCACTACTGGTGTTGTGGATTACCCTTTTACGAATCCTACTTCTTGTCCGCTTGCTATCCGTTCTCATTTTGAGGTTGTGGAGATCTGCAACTTGAATCGGTTTCCTGTGTGGCTCACTGCTCAGGTGTGGAAGTGGAAGCCTGGCATGAATTACCCTGGGGGCAATTTAGACGCTGAGGTTCTTCGTTCTACTAGCGCTGGTGGTGGTATGTTTACCTGGGATGGAGCGAATCAGCATCTTGTGTGGAATGGCGTTCCTATCCCGACTAACTTTAGCAACGCGAATGCCTTTACTGTGGAGAGTCTCTTTGGTCAGCGGAAGACTATCTACGATCGGCAGCTTATTAAGAAGACTTGGTCGAAGAGATATATGATTCCTGCTTCTGGAGTGTACAAGATGCGAGTCAAGATTCCTCGAATTTGGCCGGTGTTTCCCGACAATGCCATGGCGCTCGATTACTTGTCCAAGAATAAGATTGATTGGGCGTTAGCGCTCAGTTGGCATACGGCTTGTGGTCTTCTTCCTACAGCGGCTATTACTACGGATCCTGTTTCGACTGACATTCATACTGAAAAGTCCATTCTAGCTATTCGCATTTTTAGACAAGCTGTTGGTGTTCGATATGCTTATGAACCTGCTGTACAAGTTCTTGTTCGTGACTCTGGCCAGTTTACTACTGGTGTTCCTGCTCGTACGACTACGAATCGTGCTGAGAAGCCTAAGAAGCATATGGATAGTGAGCCTGTGTCAGGTGTTCCTGGTCAAACGTGAGAGCGCATTTTTTCCATTGGCCCTGAACTTTTGCAGGGTGCGCATCAATTTTAATTTAAAGATCTGGTTCTCCAGCTAACTGGATTTCAATAAACCTAGCCTTTAAGGCAGGGATTAACATACGTTCTCGGTCATTGTCATATGTCAATTCAATATCCATG